TATTTGATACTGGTTGGGGTGAACACTCCACTTTAAAAATAGAGGACGTAGCATAACATGAATGGCAAGCAGTTCTCTGCCGCCATGAAACATGGGTATAGGAGTGGACTAGAGATTAGAACCAAAGACTATCTCGTTGAACACAAGATGAAGTTCAAGTATGAGGAAGTCAAAATTGAATGGGAAGATCTTATGTACCGCACCTATACTCCTGATTTTGTATTAGGTAATGGTATAATAATTGAAACAAAAGGATTGTTTACTGCAGACGATAGACGTAAACATCTGGCTGTTAAGGTACAGCATCCCAAGCTAGACATACGCTTTGTATTTACTAGCAGTAGAAGAAAATTAAGTAAGGGTGCTAAAACTACCTATGGACAATGGTGTACGAAACATGATATACCTTTCTGTGACAGGATCATTCCTGAAGAATGGTTAAAAGAAAAAGGAAAGGACATGCATCCTAAGATGATACACTGTCCATACAAGAAAGTAAAAAGGAGATAGTATGATAATAGACGATAGAATATTTATTGAGTTTGATCCAAATGATTACGTTGTACGACTAACTCCTTTCTTAGATAAGAATGGTGCATGGACAGGAGAACTACTTGTAGGTACTGTAACTACAGATGAGAATGAAATGTCAGATGACGATCACTACAATCTTATGCAGATTACAAAGATGGTATGCGCTGCAGTGCCAGCGATAGAAGAAGATAAGAGTGTACGTGAGACATTAATTAGTATAGCTGAACGTGTCGAAGCAGAAGAAGAAACTAAGAAACCTACATCAAAGGTAAAAGAAGTAAAAGAAAATGTTATCAGTGTTAACTTTAATTGAAGGAGAATAGGCAATGAATGTAACTAAGTTTGCAGAGGCAGCAAGTATATTAGATAGTGCATTAGAAGAAGAAGAGGACATGGTAAACTCTCCTGCCCATTACAACTTTGCAGGTGTAGAATGTATTGATGCAATACGTGCAGCTACAGGTGAGGAAGGTTTCTCTTTCTACTTACAAGGAAATGTAATGAAGTATCTATGGCGTTTTAAGTACAAGAATGGTGTAGAGGATCTGAGAAAGGCTCAGTGGTATCTTAACGTACTCATTGAGGATCAAGATGATAGTTAAAGTCTTTCTAGTTCTTGACATAGATGAGGAAGAATATCAGATGCCTGTTGACAACTTCATCAATGACGAGGTACGAGAGGCATTACAAGAATTTATCTACGATGTAGATGGTATGACAATTAAATCAATTAGAACAATAGCGGAGTAGATAGATATGAACAATTACTTACCAACAGATTACCAAGCATTTATACATACGTCACGATATGCCCGTTGGCTTGACGATGAAGGACGCAGAGAGACATGGCCTGAGACAGTTACACGTTACATGAATAATGTAGTTCGTAAATCTACACAGATACCGTACAAACAATTCAATGACATTGAAGAGGCCATACTATCATTAGATGTTATGCCATCTATGAGGGCAATGATGTCTGCTGGACCTGCACTAGACAGAGATAACACTGCAGGATTTAACTGTAGCTATCTACCAGTAGATGATCCTAAATCTTTTGATGAAGCTATGTACATCTTACTGTGTGGCACAGGGGTAGGTTTTAGTGTAGAGCGTCAGTCAATACAGAAGCTACCAGAAGTACCTGAGTTGTACGACAGTGAGACTACCGTTGTAGTTAAGGACAGTAAGGAAGGTTGGGCTAAAGCATTACGTCAAGTACTTGCACTACTATGGGCAGGTGAGATACCTAAGTGGGATATAAGTCAAGTACGTCCTGCAGGTGCAAGGCTCAAGACATTTGGTGGTAGGGCTAGTGGACCTGCTCCATTGGTAGAGTTGTTTAACTTTGCAGTATCTACATTCAAAGCTGCACAAGGACGTAAGCTATCTAGTATGGAGTGTCACGATCTTATGTGCTTTATTGGTCAGATTGTAGTTGTAGGTGGCGTAAGACGTAGTGCCATGATTTCTCTATCTAACTTGAGTGATGATCGTATGCGTCACGCTAAGTCAGGACAGTGGTGGGAGACTGCAGCACATAGGGCATTGGCTAACAACTCAGTATGTTATACAGAGAAACCTGACATGGAGACATTCATGCGTGAGTGGATCTCTCTTGTAGAAAGCAAGTCAGGTGAACGTGGCATCTTTAATCGTATAGCATCTAAGAAACAGGCAGCAAAGAATGGTAGACGTAATCCTGATTATGAGTTTGGTACTAACCCATGCAGTGAGATAATATTAAGGCCGTATCAATTTTGTAACCTAACGGAAGTAGTAGTACGAGCAACAGATAACATTGAGTCATTAGAAGAAAAGGTACGTATGGCTACCATCCTTGGAACAATACAGTCTAGCCTAACTAAGTTTCCTTATCTACGTAAGGTATGGCAGAACAATACGGATGAGGAACGTTTACTTGGTGTGTCCCTTACAGGGTTGATGGACAATCCATTGATGACCTTGAAGAACAAAGGACTCGACAAAACACTTGAGCATCTTAAACAAGTTGCAGTTAGTACAAACGAAGAGTGGGCAGAGTTACTTAACATACCTGTATCTACTGCTATCTCCTGTGTTAAACCATCAGGAACCGTATCACAATTAGTAGACAGTGCATCAGGCATACATGCAAGACACAGTAAACATTACATCAGGACGGTACGTGGTGACAATAAAGATGGCCTCACAAAGTTTATGAAGGATCAAGGTGTACCATCAGAGCCATGTGCAATGAAGCCTGACACTACCACAGTGTTTAGCTTTCCTATTGTTGCACCTAGAAACTCTATTACACGTAATGACATGACCGCTATCCAACAGTTAGAGACATGGCTTATGTACCAGAGACATTGGTGTGAACACAAACCAAGCATAACATGTACAGTAAGAGACAGTGAGTGGATGGCGGTAGGTGCATTTGTATATGAACACTTTGATGAGATGTCAGGTGTGTCATTTTTACCACACTCTGATCATAGTTATCAGCAAGCACCTTATCAAGAGGTAGACAAGGACATATATAATGTGGTATTAAAGTCTATGCCTAAGAAGATTGATTGGGCTGGGCTGTCTGAGTACGAGAAAGACGATAACACCAATGCAATGCAGACACTAGCTTGCAGTGGTGACTCATGTGAGATAGTAGACATCTCATAGATAGTGTAGAAAAGGAGAACTATAGCATGACTAAGATAACATTAGACGAAGTTGAATACGAATCAGAAAACTTTAATGACCTACAGAATAATCTGTTGTCAGAGATTAACTACAATAACAATGTTCAAACGCAATTGAACTATCAGTTGCAGAGTGTAAGAACTACTGCAAATATTCTAGTAGGAAAACTGAAGGATGAACTAACAAACAAACCAGAAGAAACAAAACCAGAATCGGAGTAGTACACATGACTGCATACAGAAAACCTTTTTCACGTGGCCTATATGGTAAGTATGATGGCGTAGCTAAACAGACATTGATCTCTCACCTCAAGGGTGAGGGACATGACATTGTAGATACAACGGAGTCCTACAATGCAGACGTAATAACAAGTAAAGACGGTGTACAATATCACAATGAGGCAGAAGTAAAGACTGCATGGAGAGGCGATTGGCCTACTCATTGGGAAGAAATACGTATACCAGAACGCAAGAAACGTTTGTTGTCTAAGCACAGTGGCAATCTAAAGTTCTACATTTTTAGTGGTGACTTATCTAAGGCATGGTGTATTGATAGTACACAACTTACAGACGATAAACTCAAGGAAGCAAAGGGAAGAAACATCTACAATGGGGAACAGTTCTATCATGTACCCTACAAAGAAGCACAGTTAATTAACGTAGCATAAGGAGATAACCCTATGATAAAGAAGAGTAGAGCCGCACGTGGTTTAGGTAAGTACGATGCACCATTACGTGTACAGTACAGTATGGGCTTTGATGGATTTAAATATAACCGTCAGGCTAATCCTTTTCACCAAGATACTATGCAGTATCGTGAATGGAATAGGGGCTTTAACAAAGCCTACTTTGATAACTTGAAACGGGTAAAAGAAAATGAGGCTAAAGCAAGAAGCAGAGCAATTTCTAAAGGAGAAGTATAGTATGTCAGACTTTAATGCATATCAACGTAGTGCATCTAGGACTGCAATCTATCCAGACGAACACCGTATACTCTATCCAGCACTAGGCTTGGCAGGTGAGGCAGGTGAGGTAGCAAACAAGGTAAAGAAACTTGTACGTGATGGCATAGAAAACAGGCCAGAAGATTGGCGAGAACAAATAGCCAGTGAGATAGGTGATGTACTATGGTACTGTGCCGCACTTGCTACTGATCTTAATCTTACATTAGGTATGATAGCTGCACAGAATGAGGTAAAACTGTCAGCAAGAAAAGATGCAGGTACAATAGGCGGTGATGGAGACAAACGATAAACAAAAAAAAATAGGGGGCTTAATTGCCCCCTTTTGTTATTGCTTAGATAATTCTATAAGCGTTTCTAAATCCGCTGCATCTGATAAG